TACCGCCAATGTTCCCTACATGCCCTCCATCATGTACGAGCTGGGCTTGGCACCCATCCCCGGTTCGACGGTGCAGGGCTATTTCTACGTCCAGATGACGCAGGACGAGCGCGTGGCGCGGCGCGGGGGTCACTGCAGCAACACGTCCCACGCGGGCATGGCGTGTCTGGATTGCGACTACCCGCGTTCCCGCGCCGCCGCGGACTTTGGCGGTCGCCCTCGCTCCCGTGAAACCTGAACCCTGATGCCTGAATCCTGTGGGGGTGCGCGGTAGCGCATCCCCCTTCCTCTGAGGAGGAGTGTATGAGTAATTTCAATGACGATGCCCTGTTGAAAGGGCAACACGCTCTGCAAAAGATCGACGATCTGATGTCCAAGGCAGACAATGTGGTGCATAGGTGGCCGCGACTGCACAGAAATATCTACGGCGAAAGGCTCTTCAGCCTGCTTGCTGATATGGAAGAGCTGTGTGTAGCAGCCGCCAAGAAATACCACAAGAAAACCACTCTGCAAGAGCTGGACATCAAAAACGCTCAGGTGCGTATTCATATACGCCGCATCGCTAAGTCCACCTACACGGACAAGCGCGGTGAGAAGCGCAGTCTGATCACGCCCGGTCAGCACGAAGAATGGGTCATGCTGAATATCGAAATCGGCAAGATCATTGGAGGCTGGCTCAAACAGCAGCAGGCAGAGAGTAAATAGAGTACCAAGGCGTAAGTCTTTGTATACGGGGAACATACCGAGAATTGGCGGTCTGCTTTGCCATGCGCCTGTTGTGAGCGCGTGGCGCGGCGCGGCGGTAACTACAACAACACGTCCAACGCGGGCATGGCGTATCTGAATTGCAACAACCCGCGTTCCAACGCCAACGCGAACTATGGCGGTCGCCCTCGCTCCCAATCACAGCGAATGGTCCGGCACGTTACGAACGACCGGCAGCACAGACATGGGAGGGGTGTGTTTCCTGCGGGCTGTATCGCCCGGAATAATAACCCGTGCCGCTTTGTGCGCGGGATTACCATGAAGCATCCGGGAGGATGTATGGCTATGGCTGCTTGCGGCTTATCCGTTAGACGGGCTTGCCTGCCGGAGAGAAACGACAGCCTATGCCGAGCGGAAACGCCACGCATGGTTACTTTGAATGGAGGCGTAAATTTGGAGAAGCTGCAACATCTGAAAGCCCGCATCTGTTCATTCGAGAATCTATACGCCGCCTATCAGGAGGCGGCAAAGGAAAAGCACTACCGCGAGGATGTTCTTTTGTTCACCTTCAACCTTGAGGACAACCTGCTTGATCTTCAAAGGGACTTGGAGAACGAAACCTACGTCGTCGGTCCGTACCGTGAGTTTTACGTCCGCTATCCAAAGCCGCGCCTCATCATGGCGCTGGGCTTTCGTGATCGGGTTGTGCAATGGGCGATCTATCGACAGCTCAACCCATACGCTGACAAGCGGTTCATTCAGCACAGCTACGGCTGTCGCAAAGGCAAGGGGACACTCCCTGCCGCGCAATGCCTGCTGAAATGGGTGCAGCTCGCCAGCAGAAAGCCGGATGCAAAGGATTGGGTCATCATCAAGTGTGACGTGTCGAAGTATTTCTACCGCGTCGATCACGATGTAGCCCTTGACATCTACCGCGAGTACACGGAGGACGAGTGGTTCCTGCGGTTGATGCACACCATCCTGAATAACCCCGACGTTCCGTTTGGGTTGCCACCGGGAGCCAGCGCGGATAATTGCCCGAAGGAAATGCGCCTGTACGATGTCGGGATGCCGATAGGCAATCTGACCTCGCAGGAAACGGCCAACATCTACCTCAACACCCTTGACCAATACTGCAAGCACGTTCTCAAGCTGCACTTCTACGTGCGGTATATGGACGATTTCTGCATCGTTATCAAGGGCCGCGAGGAGGCTGAGGCCATCCTTGCCCTGATCGACGCTTTCCTGCGCGAAGCCCTGCACCTCGACCTCAGCCCGAAGAGCCAGATCATCCCGGTCACTCAGGGCTGCGAGTTCGTCGGCTACCGTGTCAGTCCGCATGGGCTGCGTCTGCGCAAAAAGACCATCGACCATATGAAGAGCAGTCTGCTTCATATCGCAGAGCTGTATGCCCTCGACATCATCACGCTGGAAAGTGCGATGCAGTCTGTTCAGTCCTATTTGGGTATGACGGTCCATTGCAAAGCCCATACCGTGCGCCGGTGGATAGAAGATCACATCGTATTTGTGCGCGGCGGTATACCTGCCGCAGAAGGTGAGATTGTCTATGAGTACGTTTCACAGCGAGACCAACTCGCCGCGAGATCGTCCCCGGAAGAAGCACTATACCATTGTACCGCGTGATGACGGTCTGGTGGATGTATACCTCTCCCCGGATGTCCGCGCATACGATACTGACCTTGGGATTAAGGAGTACGATGTTTCTGGGAGGCTCGTTCGCGGTATTGTGCCGTGGGATGGGCTGGAAGAGGACATACGCGCCCGCTACGAAGCATGGTGCGAAAGTGGAGAGGTGATAGACCTGTGATCTTCAGAGATATTGGCGGCGCGGCAGCGACCGTCATTTTGTTTGTCATTTTCAGCATCTTCATCATGCTTTGTATCTGGTGGACACATAGGAAGTGATTGACATGAATGAAAAGAGAATTTGGGATTACCTGATGGGTAAGCTCGACAACCCTTTCGGCGTTGCTGGCCTGATGGGTAATCTCTACGCAGAATCGGGATTGCGCCCGAACAATCTGCAAAACACCTACGAGAAGAAGTTGGGGATGTCAGACGCTTCCTACACGGAGGCCGTTGACAACGGCAGCTATGCCAATTTCGTGCGCGATTCTGCGGGCTACGGCCTCGCTCAATGGACCTATTGGAGCAGAAAGCAGAATCTTCTCAACTTCGCCAAGGAAAGAGGTTCGTCCATCGGCGACCTCGATATGCAACTTGGATTTTTGATGCAGGAGCTGTCCGGCTATTCCTCCGTCTTGCGGACGCTGAGGACCGCCACGAGCGTTCAGGAAGCGTCCGATGCCGTGCTTACCAAGTACGAGCGTCCTGCCGATCAGAGTGATGCGGCCAAAGCCAGACGTGCCTCCTACGGTCAGAAATACTACAACCAATATGCCACGGCCACCGTGCCGGAGGTGAATGTAGAGGAAGGTGATACCATGACCTACGACCCGAAAAAGGTAATCGACATCGCCCTTGCGGAAGTCGGTTACTTGGAAAAGGAAACCAACTCTCAGCTCGACGACAAGACCGCAAACGCCGGTGACGAGAACATCACCAAGTACGCCCGTGATCTCGACGCTCTCGGCTTCTATAATGGCCGGAAGCAGGGCGTTGCGTGGTGCGACATGTTTGTGGATTGGGACTTTGTTCAGGCCTACGGCATGGAAGTCGCCCTCGCCATTACTTTCCAGCCGTATGGTAAGCCGAATTGCGGCGCGGGATGCAAGTATTCCCGCCAGTATTACCAGAACAACGGTCGCCTCTTCGATACGCCGGAACCCGGCGATCAGGTATTCTTCTACTCGAAGGATAAGTCGCAGATTTCTCATACCGGCCTCGTGTACGCGGTGGATTCCGCCTACGTCTACACGGTCGAGGGCAACACGTCCAGTTCCAGCGGCGTGGTTGCCAACGGTGGTTCGGTCGCCAAGAAGAAGTACAAGCTCAACTACGAACGTCTGGCTGGCTTCGGTCGCCCGGACTACGGCATGACGATCTCGGAGCCTGTTTCCCCGTCTGCATCCAGCAAGCCTGCGGCGACCACCTATAAGCTGGGTGACCGCACCCTCAAGAAAGGCGACAAGGGCGACGATGTTGCTGCATTGCAGTCCTCTCTGCTTCTGCTCGACTACCACCTCGGTAACTACGGCGTGAACAAGGACGGTGTTGACGGCAGCTTTGGTGCCAAGACCGATACCGCTGTCCGCAGCTTCCAGTCCAACCACGGCCTTGAGATCGACGGCAAGTACGGCAAGAAGTCCCACGCTGCGATGCTCGAAGCTCTGGCAAAGCTCGATTCTGAGCCGGACGAAACCCCGGTTGAGCAACTTGAAGCTCCCAAGGGTACGAAGATCCTCACCATTGTCTGCGACAATAACGGCAAAGTGAACCTTCGCGCCGGTGATTCTACGGAATACGGTAGCGTTGGTCAGGTTGACCCCGGCACGGAGCTGGGCTACGTCGTGACCTCGCCCGCCACCGGCTGGCACGGTGTCCGCTACAAGGAAAGGATTGCTTGGGTGTCTCCGAAATACGCCGCTGTGACCACCGGCTGATGGCAACACACGGGCGCTGCGCCCGTGATAAATACGGGCAAAGCGAAAGGACGTGCCTCCCATGACCAACGAAGAATTGACCAAAAAGGTCATTGAGCTTGACGAGCGGACAACCCGCCACACCGAGCAGCTCAAGACCGCATTCAACCAGATCTCCGAGGCGAAGAACATTGCCGAAGGGGTACACAAGCTGGCTACCACCGTCGAGCTCCTCGTGCATGAGCTGAAATCCACCAACGAGAAGGTGGACAAAATCTCTGGCGAGATCGAGGAGATCAAGGAGAAACCTGCAAAACGCTGGGATAGCGTAACAACTGTTGCGATCACCGCCGTTGTGACCGCCGTAATCACCTACTTCCTCACTCAGCTTGGACTGAAGTGAGGTTGAGAAAAAAGAAAGGATGAACCACTATGAAAAAGCTGTTTTGCCTGATCTGCGCCCTGCTGCTTGTCGGCGCTATGACCGTCTGTTTTGCGTCCGCTGAGACGCTGGACACTACCGCCGAAACCGTCCCGGTTGAGGAAACGGCCCTTGAGGTCGTCGATGTTCCCGACATCAATGTCGGCGAGCCGCTGACTTGGGCCTACCTCGCCACCATTGCGGGAGCTGCGGCCTTTACCCTCCTGATCGTACAGTTCTTCAAGGCACCTCTGGATAAGGTGTGGAAGATTCCCACGAGGGTGTTTGCGTATATCATCGCTCTGGCTATCATGCTTGTGGCGACGGCGTTTACGTCTGGTCTGACCGCTGAAAATGTGTTGCTGGTCGCCGCGAACGCCTTCCTCGCTGCCATGTCTGCCTACGGTGCATACGAGATCACCTTCGCCAAGCTCAGTAAGTAAATGCAATAATCGCCGCTGCCTTCGGGTAGCGGCTTTTTTTATTGCATTTTATCGTAAATACGTTATTTTCCATCGTATTCCTATTGACAATTATAAGATAATATAGTATAATAATAATGAAGATAAGAAATCCCCAAGCCCTAAATCAAGGAGGTTGTCCGTATGAAGAAGCAGATCGTAACCATTGGCAAGCGCAAGTTCCGTTATGACCGTGAACATAGCATTGTTGAGTGCATCACAAAGGCAACCCCGGATATGCTCGAAGATAATCGCAACTGGCGGGCTAAATTCGGAAAGGATCTGTGGCAGATCGACGCTGACGGCTACATGGTTGTAGCTTCTGCAGGTCTGATGGCTGAGAATTGGGATAACCGCGAAGCCCGCGCCGAGTACCTTGAGGAGTGGGCGTTCGAGTTGGATGAAGAGGACGCTTACCTTGTTGAAGAAGCTGCCCGCGAGTTCTGTTGCTGAGAAAGGAGAATTGAGCATGAAACTTCTTAAAGAACGTCAGGAGATCGCGATGGCGATCAACTTCCGCAAGCACCCGGTACTCAAGATCGACCTTGCCGACGCTGACGAGTACGGCCTCAAGGGTTGCAAGGTTGGCATCGACGCTGGCACTTTCAGAGACGGCCTTCCTCGCACCGTACACGCAGAGCTGCGCGTTTACCGGGATGAACGGAAGCTGACCACTTCGAGCTTTGGCGTATGTCTTAGCAGCAGCTTTGGCTACTACGACTATACGGAGATTGTCGAGAACGCGCAGGCTCCCTTGATCGGCCCTGATCAGGATGTTGTCATTGCGATCTACGACAGCCGAACCAAGAAGGCTTTTGCTCCGATGATCGTCCACACCGAAAAGCGCGTTGATCCTCTCTGCTCGACACCGCTTGGCTTTGAGGCGGTTGACATGACGCAATACCTTGTCATGGCAGGATGCGAGCTGAAAGAGGTGATCCAGTAATGACGGCATTCTTCTATGATCGCACGAAGGCGACCAACCGCAAGTACGAGAATGTGGAGCAGATGCAGTTCGGCATGGAGATCATCAAGGGCAGGCCGACCCGCATCATCTACGTTTTCCTGTCCGACAACAAGGTGGAAACGCTCAAGCAATGCGAGTTTGAGCTGACCTTGGTTCATCAGTAAGGAGGCTTGGCTATGGCGTACAAGCGCAAGTATATTTGGGCTTACCTCGATGGTAAGCGTCTGGTCGAGGTCATTCAGGCGGCGCTCGACAACAACATGATGGTCGATGATCTGAAGCACAAGCTGATCGCTGAGAATCCCGGCCACGAAGTCACCTTCAAGGTCGAAACGAAGTGAGGAGGTCTACCATGAACAGCATCCCCAACGAATTGTCGTCCCGGTTCTCGGACATCGAGGTTCGCCGCCAGATCATCCAGCAGTACGGCGACAGCCCGAACATGTTCGTCGGCACAAACGCAGACGGCGAGAAGGTCGCCCTGTCCGTCAGCCGAAAGAACGGCATCGTCCTCAACACCTATCAGGATAACGGCTGGCTGCGCGTCGATTACTACGACGCGGAAGGTTACTTTGAGGGTGAAACCTTCGATGGCCGGTGGGCAGAAACCGGCGAGGCCCGCCCGAATCCGCGACCGCATGACCCGCTCGGCATCATGGATAAGCCGAAGAAGTTCACCATCGACGATTACAAGGTCGAACTTGAGAAAGCTCACCAGCAGACCTGCTTGGGTGAAGAGATCGACAAGATCATGCGTCCGTTTCGCATCCGGCTTCATCAGGACCTGCGCGTCGGCGATGGCGTGACCGTCAATCTTTGGTCTGATAGTCACGCTGGTACGATCATTCGGCGAACGAGGTGCAGCCTCTGGATTCAAAGAGACTCAGCCTTCAGAACTGACAAAAACGGCATGAGCGATTGTCAGGACTACCGCTACGAGCGCGACCCCCACGGCACGGTATATCAGGCGCGGTGGTCAGAAAAGTGGGGCTGCTTCATCTACGGCGGTCACAAGGACGGCAAGCCGATCTCGGTCGGTCGCCATGAATACTACGATTATTCGTTCTGAGGAGGTGTTGACCGTGGCGAAAACCAAGCATGTCATTTGGAGCAATCTTGACCTTGATCTGGACGATTGGCGGGATGATCTGCTCGAAGAGTACCCGCACATCAACGCGGATGACGAGGATGCGCTGTACCGCCTGATGGTCGATACCAACAACGACTATCTGGATGACGAACGCTGCAACCTCAACATCCAGCTCAGTCAGCCGATCTTGGTGATCGCGGACCTCGGCCTCTGGTACGGTCGCCGCATGGGTTACAAGGAGATCGAATCCGGCAACATCCGCGATTGCTTGTACGACCCGAACGAGTACGTTGAGTGGTACGTTGACGGCTACGGCAATCTGCGCAGCACCTCCATCCACCACGACGGCAGGAACAGATACCTGTTCCGGGTATGGAAGGATGGAACCACCGATACCCAACGGGAGAACTTGGAGGATAAGCTCTATCGCGGTGTTGCAACTCCGCAGGACATCAGCCGCGTAACCCGCAGCATTGGCAAAGAAATTGGCCGTGTTTACGGCTGGAATTGATAGGAGGATTCGATATGAACCGCAAGCAGGAATTAGACCTGATCTTTGAGATCGTTGTCCGCGCTCAGAAAATGGGCATTGCCATTGGCGACCACATCACGCAGATGATGGATGTGGACCATGCGCACAAGCAGTTCACCATGCGCCTTGAAGAATGGCTGAAGGCAGACGACTTCAACTTCGCGCATGATTTCTGCGGAATCCAGCGCCATATTGACCGCACGATGGGCGTTATCGGGGATTTCTTCATCCCTCGCTTCGCCAGAATGGAGGGTGGCGGATGCTGACCAAGAACTATCTGCTTTCGATTGCAAACAAAGGCCCGCAGGCGTATGCAAATGCAATCATGGAGATCTGGACGAAACCCAGCGAAGTGTTCGATGGACGGATGATGATTGGCGGTGTCCTCCGGGCGATCAATCGCTTTACCACCGATATGAGGTTTGGCGGCAGTTTCGTCGAGGATGTCACCGATGAGGAGTGTGTGAAGCTGGGTGATCTGCTCAATGAAACGCTCCGCAGGATGGCGAGCGCAGAGACGATCTCCAACGCGGAGCCGCTGGTCTTGCAGAAGATCGCGCCGGATATGTGCGTCAGCAAAGAACGCAAGCGCAAGTACGGCTTCGATCAGTATAAGGACGAGCATTTCACCATCTACGTCCTTGCAGGCGGCGAAGCGAGCCATCCTATCAGCACCCCGGTTATCCTCGACGGCAAGTTGTATAAGTCGGTCTACTCATTCTGGCTCGGTCGGCCCGTCTACCTGCTCGATCAGCCGGATGGTTTCCAGAAAAGCGAAGGAGGTACACAGGAATGAACCCGTACATCGAAATGAAGCAGCGTCATCAGGCAGAGGTCAACGCCTTCCCGATGAAGTTTGCGTTTACTCAGGAATCCCTTGAGCGCGGGATGCGCGAGCTGGGTCTTGACCCGAAAAGGGATATGAAAAAGATCATCGCCATTCCCGGAGGCGGTTTCATCCGCGAGAGCGACAAGCAGGCGTTCCTCGATCTGTTTGCCCGCCACGATAAGGAGCGCAAGGAAGCCATTGCAGCCGACAAGGACGGCACCGGCTACCTCTACCACATGTTCCGCTACGAGCTGGCGAATCACGAGTACGCCTATACCCGCGATGTATCCAGCACGTTGGATGCCCTTGGCTACACCCTTGAGGAAATTGCCGAAGATCCCGCGCTGTCCGATGCCTTCCTCAATGCGAGGGAGGATTATCTCAAGGAAGCCGAAGAGAAAGGATGGGGTTGACGATGAATGAATTTACCGTAACCATCACCGAGAAGCTCGTGTGTGATGTCGTAGTTGAAGCTGCCACCGCAGAAGAAGCCGAGATGAAGGCCGGTGAGAATTGGGATGCCGGAGAATACGCCCATGTCAAGCAGTTTTGCGACGGTTATGACTGCGTTGCAAAGGCAGAACACAAGCCGGAGGTAACAATGGTTGGTCAGCCTGCGTTGGAGGTCAACAACGACCGAAGGATTCGACTTTCGCAGAAGGTGATTGATGGTCCGATCACCGTTCGCACACTCTCAGCACCAGATGACCCGTTCGGCCATCGCACCCTTGAGAATGAGTACGAGATCAGCGCCGGTGATATGGTGATGTTGCTGAATTGGTACAGGTTCCAGAAGGCGCACGGCAACGATGCCTTGGTGTTCTGAAAGGAGGTACGGTATGCGACCTGAAGAAGAGATGATTCTCTGTTTTGTGAAGGCGGGTGCGCTCATGCGCTCCCTTACCTTCTGCATCATGGGTGCAGCCGAAACGAGCAAGGTGTTTGACGAGTTTATAGCTCTTGCTGATAAGATCAGGCCGTTCATCAAGCGGGCGACCGGCAAGGATGACGAGGCGGTTGCAGATCTGGCAATGGACCTGATTCAAAATGAGCGGCTTGCTACTGCTTTTGTCCGGGAGAATGCAGCCGCCCTTGCCTCTTGATTTTTGAGGCGAGGACGGTTATAATATAATCGACCATAGGAAGGAGAGATATAATGGCAAGAGTAATGCTGGCGTACCCGGACGGTCAGACCTCATACGGTATGTTTGAGGTAGACGCGGAAGGGCCGCACTTCATCATCGGTAAGCAGAGATACACCATCGAAGATGTCATCAACACCGGCGCAACGGCGGTTGTGAATAACCCGGAGCTGCTCCGACAGCTCCACGACCTCGGCCTCCCGGCCCGTCCGACATCGAAGCAGTATACAATCACGATCTCGGTCAGCGCAGATACCCGTGACCGGCTGAAAGCAGCATCGAAGGCGGCTGGCAGAAGTGTGTCGAACATCCTCGAAGAGCTGGCGATCAACTGGCTGGACGAACAGAATCAATAATCCAACTCCCGCAGCGACGCGGGAGCTTTTTTATGCCGAAAAATATCGTAAATACGTTATTTTCCTTCGTATTCCTATTGACAATTATAAGATAATATAGTATAATAATAATGAAGATAAGAAATCCCAAATCCCAAGGAGGAACGGAAAATGGCAGTCGAGATCGTCGGTTTCAATCGGGCCTATGAGTGTGCGAAGAACGTGGAAAGCATCAAGCGCCACGCGAAGCAGTTCACCAAGAAGAAGATCGAGAAGCTGGTCGCTGATCTGATCGCTGACGGCATGGATGCCAAGATCGCCAAGATCACCGCTGAGAGCATGGCCGAGGCTGGCCTGATTTGATAGGAGGTTGACCGATATGACCGGAAATAAGCTGCTCACCATCAACGGCTACCGCATCGCTCTGACCGCCCGCGATGTCCATGAGATGGACAGCGAGGGCTGGAAAGCTGCTCAGGAAGTCGTCGAGATGATTCTCGTCGAGGCTGTTCAACGCAGGCTCCTCTGGGCGGCGCACGAAGCCCTGAGCGACATCGAAACGCTCGAAGAGCTGTCCGAAGGCGACACCTCTTCCACCGGCGATTGGATGCGCGAAGAAGCGCAGGCGCTGCGCAAGCTGCTGATCGACAACCACTTCGGCGATCTGCTCGATGTTCTGTAAGGAGGAATAGCCGTGAAGAACGTGTACACCATCCCGGAGAATGAGCGCGAGAACGTGCTGAAGCTCCTGACCCGGTACGGCAAGAAGGCCGCTGCTTACGGACAGCCCCTCAGCTATGAAATGGGCGAACCGTATGCGACCGAGATCAAGGTCTACAAGACCGGCTACGACGAGGCGAACGGAACCCATTATCAGAAAAAGGTCGGCACCTGCATGGTCGAGGCGTTCGATCTGACCATCGACGGCGAGATCATCTGTAAAGAAGGCTACACGTTGGCTGCGAAGATCGAGCATTTGGAGGGCGGCAACGTCGTCTACACGGTCGCAGACGAGGAAGGCAAGCTCGAATGGCGCAACCTCAGCCCGCGCTGCGAGCATTGCGGCGGCAACCACGGCCAGAAAGTAACCTTCATCGTCCGCGATTCCGAAGGCAACGAAAAGCAGGTCGGCCGAACCTGCCTGAAAGATTACTGCGGCATCGACCCCCAGCGCGTGGGCCTGCTGAACAAGCTGGAAGATCTCTTCCTCGATCTGGACGTTGAGCGCTACGACTTCATCAACCGCCCAGCAGTCCCGGCGTACAGCACGATGGAGGCGCTGGCTCTGGCAATCAGGCTCCAGAATCAGTACGGCTACACCTCTTCGAGTGAAGGAGATCACAGCAACAAAGCAAAGCTGCTGCACCTCATGCGCGACAGCGAACGCCCGACTGAAAAGGAACTGCAAGAAGCCGAAGCTATGGCGGCTGTCATCCTCACCTTCGATCAGGCGCAGGCGTATCAGAACTCGCTGGACAATGTATGGGTGTTGCTCAGAAGTGGCTACTGCAAGTGTTCCCACTTCGGATATATCGCCTACGGCCCTTTGGCCTTCGACCGCTACAAGCAGAGGCTGGCCCGCGAAGCTGAGTGGGAGGCGGCAAAGAACGCTGAACGTCAGGCCTCGGATTATGTCGGCAAGGTCGGTGAGAGAATCACGGTGGATGTAGCGGACGTGAAGCTGCTTACCTCTTGGGAAGGCGAGTGGGGGTTCACCTTCTTGTACAAGATCATCGACACCGCAGGGAACGTCCTGATCTGGTACGCATCCCGGACCATCGAAGAAGCGAAAAAGCTCAGAGCGACCGTGAAGGACCACTCCGAGCGTGATGGCATCAAGCAGACTATTGTTACCCGCTGCTCGGTTGTAGCAGCCTGAACGAAAGAAGCTGACCTACCGGCTGGACGGGGAGAAAGAGGCATGGGATGTTTGAGAAGTTGATGATCGCGTTCTGCTACTTCGAGCTGTTTTTGCTGATCGCAAGCGTGATCGTGCTGGTCGTTGCAGCGATGGTGCTGACCGAGCAGGATAAGCAGAGCAACGCCAAGAAGGGAGGTGGGCAGTTGTGATGGTCTATCGGTACTACACAATGTACCGCCCGCCGTCCCCCGGGGCCGTTCCGCATGGCTTTGTGGCTATGAAGGTGTGGGGGAGCCGCCCATACGTCGAAGAGATCGGGCATACAGCGTGGGGTACGGTTGATTACGCATCCCCGCTCAGTCAGCAGGAGATCAGGGATTACGAGCTGGCCCCTGCGAACATGGTGCAGAAGCCCGTTGCGGCTGTGATTGAAAGGAGCGAACAGAATGGATTGCATGAGCTTGCCCGCGATGCCGGTTAAGGCAGGTGGTTACTACGAGAATCGAATCATCCTTGAGTGGAGAGATGGCGGTCACGGAACACACGGCAGTTATGAGAAGTGGGATGCTTATCTTCGCGGTGAGTATGTCGGCGAGATTGAGTTCGTCGAGAAACCGCGCAATTCGTGGGATAAACCCTACTGTGTTTCGACCGCTGATAGCAAATACTCTTGCCGCGTCGGTAGCTACAATACGATGGCTGCGGCAAAACGTGCGCTTCACAATGCGGTTATCGAGAGGCGCATCATCGAGGAACGCCGCGAGAAGGAGAAAACAATGCCCGCTGCGTTCTTGCCTGAGATGGATTGTCAGTTTTACCCCACGCCATCTGAAGTTGCCGGAAAGCTCATGGCTGGCGTAGATTGGAGAGTTGTAAGCTGCGTCCTCGAACCCAGCGCTGGTCGTGGCGACTTGATCGAATTTGCCAAACGCCTCTGCGAAAAGACGAGATTTCATCGGAGCAGGCTCTTCGGTACGTACAGCATCGGCCTTGATGACATCGACTGTGTTGAGATCGACCCGAATCTGCAAGCCCTGCTCGCCGGTAAAGGTTATCGCGTTGTGCATGATGATTTTCTCACCTATCACACGCGCAAGCGGTACGACCTGATTTTGATGAATCCTCCGTTCTCGGAAGGTGATCTGCACCTACTCCATGCGCTTGAACTGTGTGAGAACGGCGGTCAGATCGCCTGCATCCTCAACGCCGAGACGATTCTCAACCCGTTCACCAACAGCAGAAAGGCATTGATGAAGCTCCTGCGTAAGTACGGTGCATCCATCCGTTATGTGAAACGCGGTTTTTCCAAAGCGGCCCGGAGGACTGATGTGGATGTTGCGCTTATCAACGTGAACATCCCGGCAGCGAATGAGGACACGACCATTTGGGACAACCTCAAGAGGGCGCGTGAAGAACATCTCGAAGCCAATGGACTGTACGAAGTTGCCCCGGCCAATCAGGTGGAACGCCTGATTCGTGAGTACGATCTACTTTGCTCTGCGGGAATCCAGATGATGCGCGTATACAACGGCGTGTCTGATCGAATCATGTGCAGCAGCAAGAGCGACTACAACCGCCCTATTATCGGCCTGATCGTTGATGGCGACAAGACGGATAAGTGCGGTACAGGGCATATCAACACCTTC